CAAACAGCGATTACTTCACTAGCTGATACTGATAAGTTTTTGGTGTCACAAGCAAGTGATAGTGGTAATCTTAAATATGTAGAGAAACAATATTTACCTAGTGGTGCTTTATCTCTTACAAGTGCAACAACTGTAGGCTCTGCTACGAGTGTTACTATTAATAATTGTTTTAATAGTTCATTTCAAACTTATATGATTGTTGTTCAAAATTTAAGAAGTAACTCAGATTGTAATATTAGATTAAGATTTTCTGCAAGTGGAACAGGAAACTCAAGTACTGGTTATAGATATGCTGGTGTTGGTAGAGATAGAGCTGGTAACTCTAAAACTTATGAAGGACATGATGATACGTCTATAATTATAGGAAAAAGTTTAGATGGTAATGATGGTGCTTCTGATTTATTTGGTGTGTATTATGTTACTGTACCTAATCTATCTTCTGTAAATAGAAAAAGACTTACAGGTCATTGTACTCTTGCTGATAGTGGTGGAAATTCAACAACTGTAACTTATAATATTGGTGCAGAATTAGAAGTAGCAAGTACATCTTTTGATGGAATTATAATTTTTACAGATAGTGGAAGTTTAAGAGCTGGAAGTTCTAGTGATGGTCATGGTTTAATTAAAGTATATGGAATAGCGGATAGTTAAAATGAAAATACAAATATTTGACTCAATAACAAAAGAAAATATAATTAGAGAAGCTACATCAGAAGAAATAGCTGATATAACTTCTACAGCTATAAGTAGTTCTGATAGAAAATTAGAAGAAGTTAGGTTTCAAAGAAATGTTAGACTACAAGAAACAGATTACCTTGCTAACTCTGATGTAACAATGCCAGACAATATAAAAACTTGGCGTCAATCTTTGCGAGATATACCAGCCAACCATACTGATGAAAACGCATACAATTTACTCTTAGCTCGTAATGATGCTGGAGAACTAACACATTCAATTTGGAGTAAACCATGAGCTTAGTGAAACTTAATATTGCAAGAGGTGTTACAGGTACTTTGCCTACAAGTAATTATGTTCAAGGTGGTATTACACATTTTGACCAATGGAGATTATCGGCTGATAAATCAAGTTTAGCTGGACAACAAGATATAACAGCAAATTTAGAAAGAGTAGATGTAGCACCAGTTAATACACTTATTGGAAGTGCTATGTCTGTAAGTTCTGGTATATTTACTTTTCCAACAACTGGTGTTTGGTGGTGTTCAGCTCATGCAAATTTTGAACGACAAAGTGGCTCTGCTAATTATATGTTTTTACATATGAAGGCTACTACGAATAATTCTAGTTATTCTGCAATAGCGGGTGGTGGAGAAACATTAAGAGATGATGGAAGTTCAATGGGTAATTGTTTTATTTCTGCTATGGTTGATTGCACAGATACAGCTAATGTAAAAATTAAATTTACAACGGATGTATCAGACGCACACACTATTAAAGGTGCAAGTGATAAAAATTATACTACCTTTAATTTCATGCGAGTAGGTGACACATGATTAATCCTTGTTGCAAAGATGGAAAGTGTACTTGTGGTAAATGAAAACTCCATTAATTATAGGTGTTGCATTAGCAACCATATTAATATTTTTTTTAAGTAGTGTTATGAACTCTGCTCTTGCAGCAGATAATACAGTAAGCAGCACAGTAGTAACGAATAGTACCCCACCAACAGCAAATGCTCCTAGTGTTGTAGTTAATAATTCTGATATTTGTATGGTAGCAACAAGCGGTGCAATACAAACTAACATACTTGGAATTGCAACAGGAGTTATGAGGGAAGATCCTTTATGCTCGCTTATAAAAATTTCAAGAAATTTAGCAGCTTCTGGTATGCGTGTTGCAGCTGTTTCTGTCTTATGTTTAGATAGTAGGACTTGGGATAGCATGCATATGGCTGGTACAAGTTGTCCATACATGGGTTCCATTGGCAAGGAAGCAACTGAAGGTTGGTTAAACAATCCTCATATGATCCCTGAAGGAAGTATAATTAAAGCAAATTTATTACAAGGCAAAGAAATAACAGTTGAAAAAAAAGAAACTAACGATGAATTTAAAAAATTTCTTATTGCCGCTATGGCTTTGTATATCGGTTTCCCTATCCTATTCTAGCCAGGCTGTAGATTGCTCTACTGATACTGTTGGATTATGTACTCCTGGAGTGACAGAAATTATTACGGAAGTCATAACAGAAACTACAGATCATAGTGTAGATGGAATTACTATTACTACAACAACTGAAACAACTACAGAAACCACGTCAGTTACCAATGAAAATTCTGGCGATATACTTGATGGAGATAATGGTTTTGTATCCTCAAAAAATGAGGGTGATATGGATTTTGACTGGGGAGGAATTGGCAGTGCTTCTATGCCTTCTGGTTCTTATTGCGGTCAATTAGGAACGGATAGATGTGCAGAAATTACAGATGCTAATTTAACAACATTTGTTCAGACAGTAGATATTTCTAGTTTAAATATTACACATGGTGGTGAAACTAATTATTCTATTCATGTAGATAAACAGGATAGTGCAGATACTATCTCTATGAAAATAATAGGTAAAGATGGTGGCACAGAAGTTTTTACTGGCACTGATATTTTAAGTGCAAGTGGAATAGATAGTGGCTATCAAATTTATGAAAACAGTTTTGATTTTGGTGGTAGTTTAACAACAATATTTGTTGAGGTTTCAGGTAGAGATTTAGGAGTTTCTATTGGCGTAACTTTTGATGATGTATCTATAAATGTTATTTACAATGTTATTAATAAAATAATAACTGAATCAATTACTTCGGTTGAAATGTTTATTGCGTTAAACATTGATGCACCTGAAGATGTTATTGAATTTGTTGAAGATGTTTTCGATGCCAATGATATTGTTAATACAGATCAAGGATTAGATTTTGCACCAATAGAAATAGATGAACCTACTTATGCAGAAGTAGAATTAGAAATAGAAGAAATACAAATTGCAGAAATAGAGATAGCTAATGAAATTGAAACAGAAATTGAAACAGTGGTGGAAGACGTTGAGCCAGATATGGACACCGAAGTCAAACAAGAAACAGAAACTACAGAAGATACCACCGACACTGAAACAGAACAAAAAACTGAAACTAAAGAAGAAGCTACCGAAGAAGAAAGTAAGCAAGAAGAAGTAAAGGAAGAACAAAAAAAAGAAACTGCAAAAGAAAAAGCAGCAAAAAAAATTGTCAAAAAAATGAATGATAAAAAACGATATGATTCTAAAAATCAAATGAAAACATTAATCGTTATGCAAGTCTTAGGTAACAGTAAAACTTTTTTTGATAATCAAAAAACATTACTTGATAGAGAAGGATTTTTTTCTAACACTACATTACCAGATACATTCATACCTAATAACAACATAGCACAATATTTATTATTTGCTGGCAGTGATGGAAAGATGAATGAAATGATTAATCAACAATGGTCTCAATAATTATGGCTACGGAAATGGAATTACCTGGTGGTATTAAATTTAAAGGTGGTAAAATCTTTGCTGTCTTAACAGCACTATCAACTTTAGCAGCTGGTGGATGGACAGTTTATAAATTTATAGATGATTACCTGGAGCTTAAAGAAGTTGTATCAGCGTACACCGCACCAGATTTATCAGGCTTTGATAAACAAATTTCATTAGTGCAGCAAGAAGTAGAAATGATGCAATCAGAAATGGGAATGGTTTTGCAAGAAATTTCTTTAGTGTCTGATGTGGCTAATGAATTAAAAGGAGATCTTAGACAAGATGTTAGACGTATTGAAACGATTGTTGAAGATGTTGAGCAGAGAGTAAAAGAAGATGCTAGAACTAATGCGAAGGAATTAAAGGAAGTTATAAAAGATATTGAAGATGACATGTCTAAACTTGAAGAAGCAACAGACAAAAAAATTAAAATAGCTTTAGAAAATCCTTTATCAAAAATGTAATTATATGAACGATACAATAGGTCATTTATTAACTAACGATATAAGTGCGTTAAACTTAATTATATTATTAATTATTTTAACAATGCTTATTAAAAAAAAATAATACCATGGGTGATTCCTGGGAAAAACAAATTGCTGAGTTGCGTACTGATATTAAACATATGCTGCACAGCCAAGAGATAATGCAAAAACAAATTCGTGATTTACAAAAAATGAGCAACATGGGTGCTGGTGGTTTAAAAGTTTTAATTATTGTAGGTGCTTGCCTAGCTGCTGTTTATACATGGATTAGATTAATAGATTAATTTTGTCTTATGAAAAAATTGCTAAAGGTATGCAATCAGAATTTATTGCAGCATCTTGGTTAATAAAAAAAAATTATACAGTTTATTGGAAAACACAAGACAATGATGTCATTGATATAGTGGCTGTACATCGTGTGACAGGTAAAGTTTTAAAGATAGATGTAAAGACTGCAAGCATTCGTAAAACATGGAAGCCTGGAACAATGATTAATAGAAAAGTTTCAACGTATCAAAAACAATTAGGAGTAATAATTTTATATGTCTTTAAAGATGGAAGCTGCAAGTTTGCAAAAAACAAAAGATAGAATTAAGCAGCATGAAGGATGCGTCTTAAAAATTTATGATGATCCATTACTAGGTTCCGCTGCACCAACAATATTTTATGGTCACTTATGTGTACCCTCTGATCCCTGGGAAGCTGGTCAAATCTATACAATGGATGATGCTGAAAGAGTATTTGAAGAAGACTTTGATATTGCATCAGAAACAGCTGATAAATTTATTGGTGATGTAGATGTGCCTGATACTGTGAGATCTATAGTAATAGAAGTTTCCTTTAATATTGGTGAACCTCGCTTGATGGGTTTTCGTCTAATGCGTTCAGCAATCCAGGATCAAGATTATGTGGAAGCTGCTAGACAATTAAAAGACAGCAAGCTCTATCGTCAGCTTTCTAATCGTTATGATCCATTAATAGAGGAGATGAGTAATGCTTAATTTACTGGTTGGTTTAGGTTCACAAGTTGTATCTGGTTACATAGAAACAAAAAAAGCAAAAGCAGAAAATAAACTTGTTGAGCTTAAAGCACATAAAGAAATAATTAATAAACAAATTAAGGGTGAAATAGATTTTGATATAGAAGCCATCAAAGGTAACAAAGAAAGTTACAAAGATGAGTGGCTAACTTTTATTTTTTCTATCCCTTTAATACTTGCGTTCATTCCTGGTTGTGAAGAAATAGTTTCCAAAGGGTTTGAAGCATTAGATAAATGTCCGACTTGGTACAAGGCAGCAGTTAGTGCCATGATAGCAAGTGTATTTTCATTGCGTGGAGCAAAGGCATTTATGAACAGAAAAAAATAAGGAGATAACATGCAATCAATAAAAGATATGTGGAATGGTCTTAGCAAGAGAGGTAAAATTTTATTTACTTTCATCGCTATAATATTGGTTTTAATTATTTATAATTGGGTATTCTAATACATGGTAGCAAAGAGGTATAAAGATCCAAAAGGTGGATTGAATGCTGCTGGTAGAAAAAAGTTTGGTGTTAAAGCTCCAGTTCGTAAAGCAAAAGCTGGCTCGAAAGATTTTCGTAGACGTGTTTCTTTTGCTGCTCGTTTCTCTGGAGTTAAGGGAAGTCTTAAAGACAAGAAAGGAAGACCAACGAGGTTAGCTTTAGCATTAAAGAAATGGGGATTTCGTAATAAAGACAGTGCGAGAAAATTTGCACAGAGACATAAAAAGAAAACTTAAAGAACAAAAGTACTTTGAGTTAATGAATATTCATCCTCCCAAAAATACGAAATCCCCACCAGAAAAATTTTTAGAGATGAAAGAAAAAAACAAACAGTGCAAAGATTGTACGAAAGAATTAATTGTTGGTATTGGCAGTGCCTGGATGTGCTGGGATTGCAATACTAATCCATACAAAGGAAATAAATAATGCCTAAAGTTGGTAAGAAAAAATTTAGCTACACAAAAGCTGGTATGAAAAAAGCAAAAGCTCATGCAAAAAAGACTGGCAAGAAAATGACTAAAAAGAAAAAATATTAAATGAAAGGAATAAATTACAATGGCTAAAAGAGGATTATATTCAAACATTCATGCAAAACGTAAAAGAATAAAAGCTGGTTCTAAAGAAAAAATGCGTAAGCCTGGGAGCAAGGGATCACCTACTGCCAAACAATTTAAAAAAGCAGCAAAGACTGCTAAGAAGAAAAAATAATTACATTATAGAACCACTATGTTATAGACCTCCCCAGAGAAAAGGAGAGGTGGCTGAGTGGTTGAAAGCACTAGTCTTGAAAACTAGCAATCGTGCAAGCGGTTCGTGGGTTCAAATCCCACCCTCTCCGCCATATTAACCTAAAAAAAAAGCCTCATATTTAATCATACAAGGCTTTGTAGCTAGTGGGTAGTGTGATTACACCCCCCTAAATTAATTAAATAATACAGCTTCTAATTTTTTAATATCCTTCATTGCGTTTGGATCACTGAATGTACCATAACCATTTTGTGTAGTGGTATCATTGTGACCAACACGAATAGCAATAGTCTTAGGATCAACTCCCATCTTTTGCCACTGCGATATAATATATCTACGATACATTTTTGTATCAACAATATCACCAGGTATCTTTGCCTTCTTACATTTAGCATGCAATAATTCTAAAGTTGTTGAATACGATACAGAAAATAATTCACCTTCTGTAATGTCTTTTTCTTTTACATACTTAGCAAAAGGTTTCATTAACTTTGGTGGGATAGGAACTATTCTCTCCCCTTCGTTAGCATCTTCTACTCTAAGATGTGCGGCTTTTGTTACTGAAACTTTACCAGTTCTATAATCTTTACTTTTATTAATAGTAACTGTTAGATTACTAAAATCAAAATCTTCCGCACACAATGCAGCAGCTTCACCCCATCTCATACCAGTACAATACTGGATCATCATTAAGAATGCACTCTCACATACTTTAGGTTGATGACCTGAGTTATGACCATAATGACCATGTGAATTTGTGCGATGACCATAACCAAAAGAATATTCTAACTCATCCCATAATCTATGAGCTTGATTTTCTGTCATAGCAATTACATGCTTAGGTGAATAATCAATCTTTTCTTTTTTATAGGCATGATGCGGAGACACTATCCAACTTAATTGCTCTGCTTTTTCTAAAAGATTATTTAATATAGCTCTAACTCTCTTAGCTTTTGATTTACTAAACTTATGTTTAGTTCTCATTTCTTTTAAAAAAGTATCATACCAATCACTTGTAATAACTTTTAGTGCAGTATTTCCTCCATGAGGTAATATTTTAAATAAAGCTCTTACGTTATCTTCAAGCCTACTTTTAGATGATTCTTTCATCCCATCCTTACAAAGAGGATCCTCCTCTTTATTCATAACCTTCACATCCCAATTAGCTTGTAATTTGATATGACAATTACTTAAACTATGCATGCCAGCAGTTTGTTTTGCAGCACCTTCATTTTTTAAAAAGCTCTGAGCAGCTTCTTTACATTCAGTTCTAGTCTTACGAAATAATGTTTTGTATTTAACTTTACCAGTTGGGTAGATCCCATCAGGTACATACACCTTAAACATTTTTTTTCCGTGATTTGTGCAAGCGATAATCTTCATAGTACTTTCTCCTTTTCTTCTATTTAATATAAGCATTCTGTCATTAAATTGCAAGTTCTTGCTAAGGTTTTGCTAAGGATTAGAACAGGAAATCAATAGAATAACAATGGTATAGGTATAGTAAAAGTACTGGTTTTCTGGGAAAAACACTAAGCATACTAAGGGTATATGTCGGTCTTGAAAACCGAAAACTTTTTTTGTTTTCTGCGTGTTTTTTTGCTTGCTAAGGTCGTGCTATGGATTTCAAACCATAACAAACAGGACATGTCGTTTGCAGCTTCTTTAAATATTTTATAAAAGTATAAGGTTGAATGCTCTTTAATTGACCGAGAGTTGGAGAAAGTTTTTGTACTCTTAACTTTGTAACAGGAACATCATAAAAGATTAACCACGCTGGAATACGAGATCGTTTTGCTAGTTTAATTGTAACAGAACAGGTCTTATGTGTTTGACCTTTATCAAATGCATGTTCAATTAAACAAAGTGGTTCGTAACACTTCTTGCAGCATGGAACGAGGTCTATATCGACAGCTGCTATCCCCTCAAATTGACGATGAAATTCGTTAAACTCTGATCCTCTACTATGATAGATCCTTCTAGCCACTGGACACATCTTCAGTGAGCGTGTGGGTCAAAAGTTTTTTTTCTAACTTTGTAGACCCACTTTCACCAGAAAACATTTTTTTCTGTCGCTCTCTGCACTCCCTGGAATTTTTTTCTTCTCGAAGTAAGTTATTGTGATCCAGGGATGTTTCATCATTTTGGAGGATAATGAAATTAGTTTTATGCTGCATTTTGTTTACCAGGGTATTTCAATAAAATTTTCTCACCTTGCTCTGTCATAAATATAGATCTCTGCGTATCAGGTTCATGCGTAATCAATCCTCTTTTCTTTAGCTGCATGCAATGTTTGTGTACAGCTGATAGAGTTTTGTATCCTAAATTTTTTTGAAGTTCTGCAAATGATGGAGCATTACCTTTTTCAATCCAATGGTTTTGTATGTTTCTCAAAACTTTAGCTTGTGCTTCTGTCATTAAGATCTCCATTTTTATCTGCATGTAATGCACCAGCCATCACAATGTACGCTGCTGCATCAACATAATTATCTCTTACATACACACCAGGTACTGATGAACGACATAACTTTACAGCTGTCATACATTTACATACCTGGTCTGGACTAATTTTTTTATCTAAAATTACACTCCACATCGCTGCAATGTTTTCATGGTTCTTTTTAAAATCACCATAAAATTTATTACGATCCTCTGTTACAAGATCCGCAGCTTCAACTAACATGTCAGTGCTTTCTTTGTGGAGCATTAATTTAACTCTGTTTCCTTTCTGTCTTTGATTTGTATACCAATGTATTTGGTTCCAGATTGACTTTCATTTTTATAAGCATTAATTTTTATTTCTTCCCCAGCTTGCACATCAAAAGGTACTCGAATAGTTCCAAACCAATCATGTTTGTCTCCGTTCTCCTCTTTCTTTTTATTTGCAAATAAATTGCCTTTGCCTGGTTGTAGTTCAAATGGTTTATTATCAGTCATACCAATCATCTCCTTCATTTATTTTTGGTTCCCCACTCTCCATTCTCTTTTTCTCTTTTGCGTAAAGATCACTTAACTCTTTATCTTCTTCAATCGTCTTACTGTGTTCCATTAAAATTTTATTTAACTCACCCAGGTGTTTTGCTTTCAGGATGTGCTGACTAAGTTCTTGTTTTGAAATATTGGAATTATTATTCTTAGCAGCAGCATCATCTGAAAGTTTATTATCATTAGCTATGTCATGGTTTTCCTCTTTCCTCCCAACAGCTTGCATCTCATCAGCTGATGCAAACTCGTTTCCACTAATACCAAGCATGGTCAATGCACGACCTAGGCTTCCAGTTTGTGCATTCTCTAACGCTGATGTCGTATTAACATGACTTGATCCTCGTATCTCCTCAGCTATCCCAGTAGCCAAGAATTTATTTTTGTAAAATATTTCTGTTTTACAAATGACTGATCCAGGAAAATACATATCAATTTCTTTTCCTTGTTTAATTACTTTGTATGCATATGGCTGCACTATTTCATACGTTGATGTGTACCCAGCATCCATGCCAAAATATTTTCTAAATATATCGTTACGGATTTTTACTGGTGCGTACCATTTCTTACCAAACCGAACTAAATCTTTTTGCGTTAAATCATTTGTTTCTTTTATTGCTTCTTTTAAAACATCATTAAGCTGCCTTGTATCCATACATCTCCTTTGCTTCATCTAAATATGTGTGACCGATATTCCATTGTATCTTTGTAAAATCTGGTTGAACGATCTTGAAAGGATCATCCATCTTTGCAACCTCTTGTTTAATTTTTAAATCATTAACAAGATTGTGCATTGCTTCTTTGTATTTACATGTAGTTACTTCATGGATCATAATGCCATCTTTTTCTTTGCCGTTTACATGTAAAATCCAAGTGGGTTTTTTTGTAGCATGATGATAAAATGATGCTTGCATCAAATGGTTCATCATTACTTTTGTTGGTAATGATTTTATAGAAAAACTTGCTGACCCATCTTTTCTATCTTTGTTTCTTCTTGACCAGCTAGTTTTAAGTTCAACAATTTTTGTTGGTGTTTGAAAATCTGTTCGACCTATGATTGGCAGCACTAATCCATCATCAACATAATTAACGTAGTTTTCAAAAACAACTTTATCACCTGGTTTAATACCAAGAATTTCTAAACCTCTCATTGCATTAGCTACTGTCTGTGGTATCTGCTCTCTTTCATACTCCCATCGTTGCTCGTCTCTCCTATCATCCCACAATTTAAAATTATTATAATAAGGTTTTGGATCTACTTGATTTGTTAATCTTGCACACACTGTATCACCAACAATGTTTCCGCATTGCATTGCAGAATTAATTTGAAACTTTCTTCGCTTCTCCTGGTTACAATATAAATATTTGTAAACATATGCATCTAAAGGCATAGTTCCTTGTGATGGAGAAAAATGATCCATTCCTCGATTTAGAAAATATGGTGGAATAGAAGACAACATGTGTCATAGATACAGGGTATTTGATGTAGATCAAAACGGAAATTCTACTCAAATGGTTGATTTTGAGAAGGAAAAGAGAAAGTTTTGTGGTTAAACTGTGAATAATTACTTCAAAGATAGTGGCAGATCATTCAAAGTATAGGCACATATGAATTTTGCTACTCTAGTTAATTCTATTGTTGTTGGATAAGCATCATAAAAATTTCTACAAATAAATTGTTGATCTGTTTTACGATGAATGATGCCACCATAATTTTGTTGTGTATCTTTACGCTGATATATTCCAGTCATTTGATCTTTTATTCGTATTGGATTACGCCAAGCTGTATAGAAGTTTAACATATTATAATAAACACCTTTGGCATCATTTTTATCAATTATAATAATTGTTTTTTTATCATCCCACCACCAAGAAGCAGCAAAATAACCATGTAATACTGGTCTTTCTTCATCATCACCATAAAAATTAATTTGATTGTTTTTAACATAGCCGTTTATTTGTCTACTAACTTCTTGTGTAATAAAATCTTCTATTTTGCATTCTAAATATTCTGCATATTTATACAAAATATCTAAGCCAATACTTTTTTGTTTCATGTGCCTACTAACAGAACGATGATCTATTTTTAAAAAATCAGCAGCTCCTTTTTGGGATTTGCCGTTCACTTTTTCTCTTTTAAAAATTTCTGCTAAGTTATGCATGTTGTATATTTTTTTGAAAGTACTCATAATTGATTTATTTTTATACACAATAGACACTATTTGTACACTATTACTATCCTAAAGTTTCTGTCTATTCATAATTCTACACAAATGGTAGTAAATCTTATGGATAACTTGGGGATTGCCAAATTATTAGCTGAAGATTGTTGGTTAGTAGTTTGGAAAGATCCAACAGAGGGTGATCGTTCCTGGAAGACTGAGTTTGATGGGAAAGCATCGGTCAACGTAGATGTAGGCTGGATGTTAGATAATCCTAATGATCCTGATGAGTATGTTTTGTTTCGTAGCCGCAGCATTGTCATTGATGAAGCTGAAAAAGGTAGCGAAATCTACATACCGAAAGGCTGTATTGTAGAGAGGTACAGGCTTACTTTACACGGAGAAGGAGAAAGATTTGAAACAACAACAACAATTAGAAAAACCAACTGAGATTAAACCACAACAGGTATCTGATGCATTTGTTTATACGATTGCCACCAGGTACATGATGATTTGTCAAGAAGTTGGCGTTACTTGGTTTGGCTACGAAAGAGATTGTTTAGTTTCAGCTGAGAAAACATGCTTGAAAAGTGGAAACTATACAAAATAATTATCTTCAAAAAAGATTTAACGGAAGCTGATAAAATGATCTGCTTCGCTTTGTTAGATCATATGGGAACAACTGGCAAAATATTCCCCAGCAATAAAAGATTACAGCTTATTACAGGTTTGTCAGATAGACAGATCAATCGCAGTACAAAAAGATTAAATGATTTAGATTTAATTCGTAAGGTAAAACAAAAAGGGAAAAACTTTTATACACCGAATTTCCACATCATTGATACAAAGTATGACACAGCTGTCCTAAAAAGTAGGACACCGCCGTCACCCCCTACTCAACTAACTATATCTAATAATAAATATAAGATAACTTCTTTAGTTAAGACATTAGCAAAGAAAAGTAATCCTAATTATCGTGCTGTAGTGAACAATGGTTTGACCTACAAACAGAATGCACACAACAAGATAATTAAACAGATGCAGCATAAACTATCACGACATCAGTTTTCGCAGTGGATCTTGGTTTATGAAGAAGAAACAACAAGAGAGAATGCACTGAGATATGCAGAGATGTTATGCAAGTAGAAATTGGTACAGTACAGCTGTGGAAATGGTTTCAGGACAGTATAAGGATATT